GCTTTATCTGCACCTTTTTCATCTTGGCTGCGACCCATAACTTGGTCCACCGCCTCATCCATTTGTTTAAGTGCTTTGCGATTAGCATCGATGTTTTCCTTTGCGGTTTTAATCTTTTCGTCGTAGACTGCGATTTTACTCTGCACGTCACCGCTAACTAGACTTTGATCACTGTGTGCTTTACTTAGGAATCCAAAGATACCCATGCTGGTTATTAGCATTAATACCGCAATAGCAGTCAGCAGATAGGTGCGAATGCTCCATGGGGCTATATCCCAGTTCTGTTTCAACCATAGTGTTGCCGTAACTTTACCGACACCTAGTGCAATTCCCATAATGATTACAGGAATAACTGCGGCCGAGAAGATAGCGGTAAGACCAAGAATACTATAATATTCTGCTACAATGGAAAGAGTTATACCACTGAATAATGCAAGATACGCTAAGAATTTTTCATTTAATGTTGGTTTCATCTAATATTTATCGGCGCATACTTGCAATGGCCACTGCTTCTTCGTCACTAAAGATAGGCACAGCATTGCTCTTATGCATAGTACCGATGCCTTTAACTTTAGTACCAGTATATACTGGATTGGGTTTGAGTACAGCGTTGCCAGTACTGTCACCACGACTTGGTATATGTGCAGTAGTCCGTTGATTAGGACTTACTAGAGAGTAATTTAAGGGTTCAGCAGACATTGCACGTTTGCGTTTCTTTTCTTCTGCTTCAATACCCCAACGCTTTTGGAGTTCATTCCATTCTTTGTCCAAGTTTCGTGCCCTCTGTGCTTCTTCAGCATTTCGAAATTTAACTTTGCCTTTCTTCTTGCCAGTCATGGAAAGGCTAGGATGGTGCAAATGCATACTCATAATTAAACAGTTACTAGTTGCGGAACAGTAATTGGTTGACTAGCTTCGAATAGCTTTTGAGTCTTTTTTGGAATGCCAGTGAATCGATTAATAGCACCTGTAGGATCGATCTTAAATGATCCGGCTACTACCCAAATTTGATGACCAGTAGCATCGATACCTGCTAACTTTCGTACTACCCCATTCACTAGTCCAGTGGCAGTATCTTTTCCACGGTTCCAATGATAGGTAGCACCTTTGTTCTCCCAAATTTGTTCATTTCCAGTTTGGGCAATACACCAAAGTTTAAGTTGAGTAATTGTGTTTTCAGCATTCATAATGTTAATCTCCTATACACTTATAATACACTGAATTTACCAGTTAGTCAACTACTAATTTTACCAATTATGTCTCAGTTGGAATAGTCGGAAATGGGCTACTACTAGCAAGTACTGTATCCATTAATGGTGCAATTTGCTTAGTAGTTGCCAGTACTTCGGGTTTTAACGTTCTTTCATAGATGGCTCGTTGTTCGGGATCTTTGATTGAATTATATTCGCTAGCTACAATTCCAATATTATCTACTGATGATTGTGCTTTTTGTCCTAATACTACATTTCGTTTATCTGAAAGAACTTGATCTTTTATTGCATCGCTAGCTAAACCTAAATCAGCTAATGCTGTAGTATAGGAAGTAATACGCTCGTCATATTCTAATAAAATTGCCGCCTGTTCCGCCGGACTTAATGTTGCTGTTTCTATTCCCAATGCACTCAGTGCTGCTATATCTGGATTTACTAAAGTTGTCGGGACGCCTTCTACATCAGCTGTGTATGTTGGAAATTTAATTGCAGCGGCCTGCCTTAATTCCAATGCCGCTTTTTCTTCTGCTGTTTTTGCACCAGTGTAGTCACTAATTAGATCTTCTCTAACTAATGTGCCGACTAAATCGGTTAATGCAGGAACTTCTCCAATTCCCAAATAAGTTGCCATAAAATTAGTAGGAGCATCATTCACTGCTTGAAATGCATCTTTCAACGTAAAATCTTCCCCCAATGTAATCTCATCAGTCCATGCCTTGGCGCTATCGATAACATCGCTAATTCCTGTTCCAAGAGATGATGCTCCGCTGGCCAATGCAGCGGCCAATGTATTATCTTGCAAAGTATAAATCGCATTCAAATTGTTCAGCGTAGTAGCATCACCAGTCAATGCATCCTTGAATCCTGTAAACACATCCCCTAACGGATTAATAAAATTTTCCGAAATAGAAGTACCAACTCCGCCGATTGCGTCTTTGAATGTTGCAATATCGCTACCCGGCGGAATAACGGCGTTAATACCGTCTTTGAAGTTGTCATATACTTTGCCGGCACTGGCTACTAGGGCTTTTGCCGGCTCGGCAATTTCTTTTGGTATTGTATCTAAAAATTTATCCAATCCAGCTGGACCGCCTTTGATAAAGTCAAAGCTGGCACCAGCAGCAAATACAGCCAATTGAGTAAGTCCCGATGCAATCATTTCTCCAAAACTAGATTTTCTTACAGCATCCTGTCCGTCGACTTGCACAGTGCTTGACGGTCTGGTTTTATTTTGGCCGTACCAAGTCTTAAAAGCTGCAATCATTTGAGGATATGATACGTTTGCTGGCATTTTATTTTCCTTAGACTAATGCAATGCCAGTGGTACCGGCTAGGTATTGATCGGCTGCATCTTTCTTACTAGGCACGATGGCAAAAATATGACTTCTTTGAATAGTAATAGAATCTTTATCTCCTAGTAATACCCACGGAACCATTCCTAGGCCACCACCTTGCATAG